AGCTAGTTTTAATGCGTTGTAAATTGCTTTATCATAACTACTAATCTTAGTTCCTTGAAATTCAAGAAATAAAAAGTAGTTCCTAATTAATTTTTCTGAACCGATCAGAATATCACTATCTAGCTTAATCATCATAGCTAATTAATTATCCAATAGAATAATACTATACTTGAATTAAATAATATTAATGCTACCACAAATCCTATTCCGTCTTTAGTTTCTCTTGTCATTTATTGTTCTCCCATATTAAAAATGCTAAAAAAATAGCAAAGCAGAAGTATGCAAACCCTAAATCTGATACAAGTTCTAGCATTGTTTAGTTAGCATATTGTTAAGTCTATAAATAAGGTTAAGTATTCCTTTTCTTGTATTAATACCCATAACCTCATTATCTTCTAGTTTATCTGTAAGCACATGGACTAAAATTTTCATCTCCATATACGTCATGCTACAAATAACTCCTATGTTTTTTCTTCCCATTACTTCTTCCTTCTTTTCTTACCAAAGCAATCCCATTTCTTATGGTATGATTTGAGTAATTTTGCCAGTTGTTTTTTCATATTAATTAATTGTTAGGTTATAAGTAGCTATTGTTTTATCTTCTTGTTTTGTTTTGCCACGTTTCAATGCTTCTTCTGCTATTGTAGGAGAAAAATAATTCATAAGTTTTACAAACAATTCCATACGTTCTGCGTGTAAATGTTTATTATATTTTAAACCAGTTTGTTTTGATTCTAAACTTGCTTCACTTTTTTCAAACAACCACCAGAAATACCAAATCTTAAATTCTTCTTGTTTGATATTAATGATAGTTTCTTTTGGTTTCAAAAGACCATAAGGATTAAAAGTATATAGATAATTGTTTATTTCTTTCCTAATCTTATATGCTTTTTTATCTTCTTCCGTTGATGGTAATGATGAAAGATATTTTAATTCTTCTAGCATATTACCACTAACTTTTACTTGTATTTCTTTTGTCATATTTCCTTCCTTGATAAAGTTTATCTATATTTTATAAAAAGTGAATCACTTAATGTGTACTTTTTTTTATCACAGTTTAATAATGTAACTTTATTACAACTAAACATTTTAATCCAATCTACAAATTTTTTCTTATCATCATAAGAAGCATCTATAAATTTAACTTTATGATAGTCGTCAAGTATAGCTTCAACAACAGCTTTGCCTTTTATTTCATTATCAATATATTGATTAATATATTTATAACAATCTTTACCTAATCTTTGTGCTTTGATTTTTTTCTTGTTAGCTTCGTAATACATACTAGCACTAATCAAGTCATCAACTGTTGCTTCTGGGTGATTTAGTATTTTCATATTTTCCCTTTTTGTTTTAGTTAGTTTTTCTAATATACTTTGGTAAGTAATAAGCTAATGGATATTTAGGGTCTTTAAATTTATCTGCTGTACCAAAGTTTAACACTTTGATTTTTTTAGCAGTAAAACCAACTACTTGTCCATCAACCCAACAATCAAACATTCCACTATGAAGTTTTGATCTGTTTAAATAAATCTCAACTTTGTCTCCAATTTTAAGATTTGTTTTTTTGCTTTCCATGCAATCAATATAATTCTTATATAATAATAATACAAGCTTTAAAGTTGATAATTACAAAGATATATGCTTTTAATATCAATGACTTATTCGTTGCCATTTTGTTCTATATTTGATACTAGGGATTGTGGGTAAGTGCCTTCCCTTACCCACGTTATATAACTAGGAGAAACAATGCCTTTAAAATTCGGTTACTCTAAGAAGTCAATTAGCAAGAATATAGGAACTGAGATAAAGCATGGTAAACCACAAAAACAAGCTGTGGCTATCGCATTATCTATTGCTAGAGACGCAAGAGCAAAAGCCAAAAAGAAGTAATGGAAATTAGGAAGGCAAAAATAATTCATTCTGTTAAGCACCAGAAGTTCGTAGCTTCATTCCCTTGTGTAGTTTGTGGCAACGATACCCAAGTTCAATGCTGTCATATTCGTTCTATTCCAAAACTAGGTAATGTTGGTAAAGGAATAAGAGATGATAGATTCTGTATTCCAATGTGTTTTACTTGCCATACCCAACAACATCTTATAGGTGAATTAGAATTCTTTGAAAAATATAATATAAATCCTATATTGATTTCTATGAAGTTAGCTAGTATATCTCCTTGTATTAAAATTAACCAAGCAAAACAGGAAGGTGCATACAATGGAAGAATTAACTATAAAGAACATATCCGAAATAACAAAAAAAGTTCTTTGCAATCATAAACTCTACAAAGACATAAACTTTTTTGAAGTTCCACATAACAAAGTTTGTCTAGCAGTAATCAGATCAATTACAGAATTATCTTATAATGAAATAGGTAAAGCTTATAATAAATCTTGGTTTACAATTTACGCAAGTGTTAAGGATTGCCAGAAGAATGGTTTAAAAACTTTTACAAATAAAATTATAGATTTAGTAAAGGTAGAAGTTAAATGAATGATGGTTGGGTAAGTATATATCGCCAAATATTTGATAACAAAGATTTAAAAGACAATAATCATTTATTGATATTTATTTATATGGTGGTTCATGCAAGTCATAAGCCAACTATTGTAACTTACAGAAGAAAACGAGTTGTATTAAAACGTGGTCAATTAACTGTTTCTTCTATTGATTTGTGTAAAAGATTTAATCTATCAAGACAAACAGTTAGAACAATTTTAAAGAATTTGGAACTAACCAACTCACTAACCCATACTTTGCACAAGCAATTATCTATTTATACCATTGTAAATTATGACAAATTTCAGGATAATGATATTAGCAAGGTTAAGGAAATTAACCAACAAACTAACCAACAGAACAATAAATACTATACTAATACTACTAGTACAGTTAAAAATATGTTAAGTCTTAGCAGTATGACTGATAAACCTAAGAAAATTACCATACCTACCTTGCAAGACTTAAAAACCAAGATCATTGAGAAACCAAGAGAAAAGAACGAATACGAAATTATGCGTGAAAAACTTGACGCAGAAGATTACGAGAAATGGGTTCTACGACAACTAAATTCTTGATATTAAAGAATAATATCTTTATAATGACATTATACTAGCTAGGTTTGGGTGGGCTTTGTCCCACCCTTTAAAAATTATATATTTACATAATTACAAAATATCACTACTGATTCGGAATTAACTAAACGGAGAATGTAGTTATGGACAAGACACTAGAACAAATCCTAAAGCTTTTGGATAAAGCTGATGATCTTAATGCTAAGATCAGGGACAAAGTAGAAGCTTCACTTGATGAATACGAAGAAGATGATTCTGAATTTGACAATGATTCAGATGAAGATTTTGAAGATGATTCAGACGAAGATTCTGACGAGGAATAATCTAATTAGATAAGCTGTAAAGCTGGAAGGTTATCAAAACCTTAAAAATCAATGTACACTAAAATACTAAGCATCAAGCTTTGGGACTATACAGTCATTTTATTATTTTTAATGATAGTGTTTTTAATTGGAACATTTTTTCCAAACGATCACATCAAAGACAAAATAAGACAAAGCACTATTGATGAAATTAAGAAGATAGGTTTCTTTGAACCTAAAGTGGATAACACTTCATCAGATAAGTTTATAGCCAGTATGCAGAAATGTATTGCCTATATAAACTTGGATATACACAAAGACCAACAAATACCAACATCATTAATTATTGCACAAAGCATTGTTGAAAGTAACTTCGGAACTTCAAGATTTGCTAAGGAAGGCAACAATCTATTTGGAGTTAGAGTATGGTCTAAGAATGGTATGCTTCCTGAAAAACAACACGAATCAATAAATTGGCGAGTAAAAACATATTCAACTAAATGCCAATCTGTAAGACACTACATTAATACTCTAAACAATAATCATCACTATCAAGAGTTTAGACAAACAAGAACTAGAACTAAAGACCCTATGAAATTAGCAGATACATTAGACAATTTTAGCACTAGCAAAGAATACACAAATCATGTTAAGCAGATATTAATTAAATACAAAGGCAAGATATGATTAAAATATTAATAAAAATTAATAGCTTTTTAGATAATATTATTTGGAAGCATTTTAACAAACTAAGAAACAAGAGATTAAAAAATGGCAAATGAAACTACATCATCTACTTTAGCAGTTTTGGTTAAAAACAAAATGAAAGTTAAAGGAACTTATAGAGTTTATGGTATGAAAGCCAAGAAACCGAAGAAAAAGAAATAATGGCTAAACTAACTATAAAGCAGAAATACAATTCACTTAAAAGGCAAACAGAAAATGCTGGAATGAAAGTGTATGAAAAAAAGGGTAAACTAATTGTAGCAAGGAAAAAGAAATGAAAAAACCAATCTGGGAAACTAAAAGACCACCTAACTTAGGAAGTCCAAAATCTTTTAACAAAAAAAGCAAAACTTATAAAACTGCAAGACGATCAGCAGGTCAAAAATTCGGCAAGAAAAACAGCTTTGTTAAAAACCTTTACATAGCAAAGAAGCTTAAATCAAAATGACTTATTTCTTTGTATGCCTAGCATTGTTAATAGCGATATTAGCTTTTGTTATTATTATAATTAAAATCTGTAAATGAACTTACCTAACGAGATAGTCTTTGGAAGCAGACTGATTAAGTTAGACTACATTGACCACGAGATAGCATCTAAGAAAAACATTTTTGGTGAATTTGAAACAAGCAAAAACCTTATGACCATAGACAAATCACTAGACTCTATTGAGATGACTAACACCTTACTTCACGAGATATTCCATTTATTACATGACGAATACAAAATAGAGTTACCAGCAAAAGCAGAAGAAATAACTTGTAATTCATTAGCTAATGGTATGTGCCATGTACTTTATCAAAACCAGAATCTACTAGAGTTTCTTTACAAATCACTTAAAAGATAATAATAGTCCAAATAACGAACATAGTCGGTTAATATGGGCAAAGATATACTAGTAATAGATTCTAATAAATTAGGTAAACAAAGATTTGAGTTTACTCCTAAGGTTTTACAGCAAATTCAAGACTTAGCTAGTTATATGTGTACTAAGGAAGAAGTGGCAAATATAGTTGGTTGTCATAGAGCAACATTATATAAACACCCAGAAGCATTGGAAGCATACGATAGAGGGGTTAATGTCGCTAAACAAAAAATTAGAAAAACCCAATTTGATATTGCTACTAAACTAAATTCCAGTATTATGGCTATGTGGTTAGGCAAAGTTTATCTTGGGCAAACCGACAAGATACAAAACACAGACGACAATGTTCCTTTGCCAATCTATGACATAGTAGAACACGAAGAACCAAAAGAAGTTATTGAATTGAAGGTAGAAGATGGCAAGTAAATGTGTATTTTGTAACAAAGAAATAACAAACAAGTTAGAGCAACATATTAAAGCTTGTAATAACTGTACTGTATTACTTCTTATGAAAAGACATAACCTTACTATTAGAAAACCAAAAGCAATAACTATTAACACAAAGAAAAAATGAAAAAGTTTAGTCTATTAAGTGCTGACAAAAACCCACGAGGTGGTTTATCATCATCTGGTAGAACAAGATATAACAGGGCAACTGGAAGCAATCTAAGACCACCTGTTAAATCAAGACCAGATACTTTGACTGAGTATAGACGTAAAGGTTCATTCTTAGTTAGAATGGGAAGTAGTCAGGGTAGATTGTTTGATTCTAAGGGAAGAAAAACTAGACTGAAGCTTTCATTAGAAGCTTGGGGTTATAAAGGCAGAAGCAAATCTGAAGCAGTAGCTTTAGGTAGAAGATATTTAAAAACTTATCAGAATAAAAAGAAGTGAATCAAATGTGTGGTAGAAAAAAACCAAAGATGCTAGATAGAAAAATGCGAGGAAGCCATGATCTTGAAGTAAGACTTTATG